TTTATCTTTACTACATGATTACCTGGATCTAATACAGGCTTTGTGCGTCCGCTTCCAGCAGACATGTCTTTAGTATTTAGCATAACTTTATTTTTTACTTCATTCATTTTTATTAATTTTCATATTCAATAATTGCATTCTTAACACGTTGTAATGAATTTTCTATACGTGCATCATCAAACATGCCGTCTGGTGATTTACAAGTATTTTCTCCATTATTAACTGTTTCAAATACATAACTTAATTTATCATCTTCTCCTTTGACAACTTTGCCAAATAGAACTATAGAGAACAAACCTTCCAAAGTTAAAGCATTATCTATCATTTTACCTACAGTTTTTGCTTTTACTTTTCTGTGTCCATTCACATCTGTTGATTCTTCAGAGTGTGTAAGAAAGAATATATATAAGTCATCTCTCATATCTTTAGGCATCTTAGCAACTTGTGCAAGATTCTTTGCAATAGAGGTAAACTTATCATAACCTTTCTCATCAGCTCTATCAAAGTATTCAAAGCTGGACATATACTGCCAGTCATCAATTACTAGATTCTTTATATGAGGCATCTTATCATTAACATGCATCATAGCTTTCATAATCCCTGCAGCTGTGGCTGTAGTAGCCATGTTACCTTTAGGATTATCTTTATTTATTGCTGTATAATTCTTTTTCCATCCTTTAAATGGTAAAGGTTTATTTGCAATGTTAATAATAAATGTCTCTTCAGAACGTAAAGTTCTTATAGACGTTGATTTACCTGACCCGGAGTCAGCTATAACTAATACAGAATGTGCCATTTTATTTACTTAATTTTTGGTTTATACTTAATAACGCTCTTTCAATTCCTTTAAGAACATCTACTATATCTCTTTCATCTGGATTTTTAATTGCAACTTTTTCTTCAATTGCGCTTGATCTATCTGTTACATCATTAATAACTTTAAGTTCACTTACAGGTACAATATGTCTCTCAAATCCAGAACTACTAATAACTTTTTCATATTCTTCAGCCCAATGTTTATTGTGCTTCAGTAAATATAATGTTCTTTTAGGATCTTCTGATTCATATTCAATACTTACAAATTCAGTAAATATATCTTTACCTTTTTGAAATTCACTTGGAAAGAATGATACATGTAGTTCATCTTTACCGGATGGCCTGTATGCCATCTTAGGAATATATAATGCATTTGTATTATCTGTTCTTTCAAAATAATTTAAATGCTCTTTTTTTAATTCTAATACTTTTGCTTTACGCTCTTGTGGTGTCATATATTATCTTCTTTGTTGTTGAGGTGGTGTATCCATCTCAGTTATTTGCATTCTTTCAAATTGTGCTTTGAAGAAACTCATACGTGTATCACCATTTCTTGCTTTTAGAAAGTGTAATACAAGAGTTCTATCATCTTCTATTATATATCTATCAGGACCATAGTATCTAATCTTTTGTTTAGCAGGACGGTTAATACCAATCAAGGTATCAGCATGTTGTAGCATTGCATCTGAACCAAATATATCTGATTCTAATACATAGTTACCATACTTACCATCTTGTGCTCTGTCTGGATTATCTATATTCCTATTTAATTGTGATAAACATATAAACATACAAGGATAGTCTCTTTTACATTGTGTAAAGAACTCACCTAATTCAAATAACATATCTAATCTGTTATTCTGATAGGGTGCTCTCTTTACTAAAATACTATGATCAAGAGTAATAATAGTTTTTTTACCTTGATGCAAATTCATATAGATATCTACTTGATCTCTCATTTGATTTACAGTCATTGGTGTAGTAATTATATCTACAGGACTTTTAACTCTATTCTTTGCATACGCATGACATTTGTCAAATGTATCCTTCTGTAAAGTTGTTCCTGCACTACATAATTCTTTGTATGTTTTACCAGTTAAAGACGAAAACTCTCTTAATGCTGATGTTCTACCAACCATTTCAAAGCTAAATTCTAATACTCTATACTCTTCAGCTGGATTTAGAATGAAAGATTCTCTTACTATCTGATCCTTGATCAAAGTTTTACCTGATCCAGGTCTTCCCCCGATGACTGTAAGAGTATTCCATTCTAATCCATCTGTAATAGCATCATTAAACTTAGGCCATGGAGTTTGTATAGATTTCTCTTTACCACTCTGCCTAGCAAGCATATATTTCAGTGCTTCATTAAAAGACTGATATTGTCCGTCCCATGCTGGTTTAATTTTACTCATACTACTTTCTCTTTAAAATGATCCTGAGTTTCTGGTTCAATTCCATCTCTAATCATATCACAATAGTCAGCTAACTCAGAATGTTTTACTTTATGTTTATCTTGTTTACAAATAAAATATTGACTTGTCTTCATATACATATAATCTTTATCTCTATACTCATTTGTATACATTACTGTTGCTTGTGCAACCTCATCCCATGTATAATCATAAGTATCAAAGAACCATCTAAATGCATTTTCTAATGTTTTAACATTTTGTCTAGCTGGTTTACCACTTGGTAACCTTTTAGCAGGAAAGATTTCTCTATACTGCTCTATATGCTTGACAAAGTTTTTACCCATTATTTCTGCATCAGTTTTCTTCTTTGCTTTTATAAAGTAACTATCAAGGACTGCTAATACTTTAGTAGATTCAGATGTTATATAATAGTTTGCTCCTTCTTTAAATTCTAATAAACCTAACTTAATTAATTGACCTACATCATACTGTTTAGCTGTAGGGTTACTAGGAAAAGAAATACTATTCTTTATCCCGTACAAGAGAAGTAATTGGTTCGGTGTAAGCTTGTCCTTTAATATCTTCTGGAATAGTTCTAA